AGCAGCTGCAGCCCCAGTCGCTCGGCGGATAGTGCGTTTGCCAGAACGCGTGGTCGGGCGGCAGCACCAGGCCGTTCCACTCGTAGAGATGCTGCGGCCGCGGCTCCAGGCTGCCGCCGTGGCGATAGACCCATAACTGAAAGCCCCCGGCCTTGAGCTGCGTATACCGGCCGGCCGCGTAGCTGGTGTAGGCATTGGTGCGGTAGATCACGCCGACGCGCCACGCCTCGCCCCGCACGCTGCCTTCACCCGTCCAGCCTGTCCATCCGTGGCGGGCGACGATCGCGCGAAAATCCTTGCGGAACGTCTCGATCCCGCGCCCTTCGGCAATCGCCTTGTCGACCGCGGCCGCGAGGTCCGTGAGCAGGTCCGCCTTGGCCGCCCCGGCGACCATGATCGCCTGGTCGTGCGCCTCGCGCTCGATTTCGTCCCAACGGCGGGTCGGGACCAGGTTGCGCAGCTTGCGACGAAAGAACGCCACCTGCTCGGCGAACGGCCGGCCGAAGACGCCCTCGAGCTCGCTCGACGGATGGTCAGGCATGGCCGTTCTCGCGCGGAGGCGCGGAGGCGCGGAGGCAGATCGACGCGCTGCAGCTCGTCACCTCGAGCTTCGTGTTCAGGCGCACGACCAGGCGCCAGCCGTTCGGATAGTCGGCTGTGATGCGGCGGCAGTTGCCGGCGCGATCATGATGGCCGAGGACGCTCAACGGCTCGGCACCGCCGCCGATCGGCATCAGCTCGCTGAGGAGCGGGCCCAGCTTCTCCCTGTCGAGATCCACCGGCCGCCGCCGCCGCGGTTGCTTTCTCCGCGCTTCTGCGCCTCTGCGCGCGCCCATCTCACTGGCTCTCGTCGGCCGCGTCGCTCCGCCCGGCCGCGTGCGCGGCGAGCATGCCGCCAGCCAGCGCCTCGGCCAGCCTGGCGCTGCTGACCTCGCCATAGGCGGCCGAGAGCATCGCCCGGAACTCGCCCAGGTCGGCGGCGCGCTCGAGCATCGTCTCGATCGTCTCCGCCATCGCCTCGACCGCCGGGTTGCCGGTCTCCGCCAGCTGGCGCGCGATCAGCTCGGCCGGGTGGCGCGCAGCGGTAGGCCGATCGAGGGCGCTGCGCCGCTGGTTGAGTGACAGGTCAGGCTCTCCCTCGGCGGCCGGCGGGGTCGGTGCGGCCGGCCGCACCAGCACCGCCTCGCCCTCGCCCGGCTCGCTCAGGCCGAACTTGTCGCGGATCTCCGCCTGCCCCACGCGCAGGCCCAGCGGCACCAGCTTGGACAGGCTCTCGGCCAGCAGCTGCAGGTCTTCCTGTGTCGGCCGCGCGATCACGATCCGCGGATAGGGCCCGCCGGGGCCGAACTCGAGATCGCACCAGGGCCGCACCAGGTCACGGTTGAGCACGGCCGAGAGCGCCTTGCAGTCGGCCTTCTCGATGTCCTCACGCACGTCGTTGTGCACGTCGGCCTGGCCGGAGCCGAGCCCGCCGGCCTGCGCGTCGGTTGTGTTGGTCTGGCCGAGCACCGCCTTTGACATCTGCCGGTCGAGCCAGTCGGCGCGCTTCTCGTAGAGGTCGCTGCCGGCCGTGACGTTCTTCGATTCGATGAACTCGATCTTCATCTCCTCGGGCACGATCGCGGCGCAGTCGCCGGCGATGTTGGCCACCGCCCGGAACAGCGTCTGCCGGTCCTCCTGCGTCGCGCCGGCGTGGAACCGGCCGAGCCGGATCGGCTGCCCGTAGGTCTGGGTGAAGATCGCCCAGTCGCGCTGGGTATACGCCTTGAACATCCAGAACCACACCGCGAGCCGCGCAAGGCCCGATCGGATCGGTAGCCCGGACTTCGCCTTGATCGCCAGGCGGATGAACTTGAACGCCGGCAGCGGTGTGTCCTCGCCGTGCCCGTCCTCGCCTCCGCGCAGCAGCGGCGTGGTGCCGTCGCGGTCGAACTTGAACCAGCGCGGATCCCGCCACTCGAGTCGGTCGGGGCGGAACTGCCCCTCGCTCGTGTCCCACACGATCTCGGTCCAGCTCACTCCCTTGCCGATCGCGTCGAGCATGTCGAAGGTCTCGTCGGCCAGCTCGTCGCGCTTCAGCCAATCGCGCACCATCTGGGCGCGCCGCTCGTCCTCGGCGCTGTCGCTCGCCGCCGCGACCGTCACGTCGACCTGGCTGACCGCGCGTTTGCGGGTGCCGAGCACGCCCGCGTAGTGCAGGTCGCGCTCCTCGATCTGCTCGGCGAGCTCGAAATAGGACAGCGGATCGCCCTGGTCCGCCTCGCGCAGGATCCGCGCCAGGCGCACCGGCGTCAGCCCGTCGGCCGGATAGCCGGCGACCGGCTGCCGCACGCCGGCGAGGGTCGGGCCGGCAACGTCGCGGGTCAGCAGCTCCTTGCGCAGCGGGTTGCCCCAGCGGTCGACCAGACCAGGCGTCGCCATCACACAATCTCCCATCGGAATGAAAACCCGCTCAGGCGCCGTTTAAGCGGGTCTAAGAGGCGGGTCGGCCGGTGACCGCGGCCCGACACAGCGGACAATGCCTCCACGGGCCTTAAATCGACGATTTGGCGGGGGGCGGAAGCGGCCATTACAATAGCCCCCGGCCGCTCAGCCGGCGGCCCAACGGTTCGCGCCACCAGCCCCGGCTCTCGTCGTCGTCGTCGGGCCCGCGGGCAAGGCCGGCGTCGTGTCCCTGCGGCACCGGCTCATAGCCATAGGCGATGGCGCCCTGCCTCGAAGCATACCATGCGAGCACGCCGGCGATCGCCGTGTCGCCGTGGCGGATGAACCCGTCGGCGCCGGCATACCGCATGTCGTCGGGCACCTTGATCACCCCGCCGACGTACTGCAGCGCCTGGTGGTCGCGGACGACGTCGTCGTCGGCCGCGATCTCGATCGAGCCGTCGCCGAACGCCTCGACATAGGCCGGGGTGTTCTCGCGGTACCACTCCTGGCTGAGCTTCACTTCGGAGATCCGCTCGCCGAACTTCTGCGCCATGACCTCCGCCAGGTAGGCGCCGTTGCCGGTAGCGTCGTTCGCGCCGTGGCCGAACCGCGGCAGGCGGGGCACCACGTAGTAACCGATGTCGCGCTGCGCCTCGAACGGCACGTTGCGCAGCTCGATCACCAGCTTCCATCGGCGGACGAGGTCCTGACCCAGCTCCTGGATGATCAGGTCGGAGGCGTCGCCGTTTCGCGCGAAGTCCCAGCCATAGTCGTGCCGCCGGCGCGGATCGAGCGCCTCGAGGTGCGGCTTCACCTTCGTCTCGAGGAACTCGCGGATCAGCGCCTTGCGCACGGGCTGAGGCGCGCCCTTGAACTCGTCGGGCAGCGAATGGCGTATCACCGGCACGTCTTCGCTAGCGTTCTGCTCTATCACCACCCGGCTCAGCGCGGCGCCGATCGCGTCGGCCGGGATCGCGTCGAGTTCCTGGCGCATCTGCGCGGTGCGCGTTCCATAGGCACCGCGGATATTGGCCTCCCATTCGGCCTCTGCCTCGGGCGACCAGGGCCTCCCGCGCATCAGGCAGACGCGCTTGAACAGGCCGTTCTTCACCGCTTCGCCGAAGGTGATGAAGTGCACCTTGAAGCGGTTCTTGCCGGCGCGCGCCTCGCGGATCAGCTCGTTGAACGGGTTGAGCACCCCGTTGTGCGTGGAGATCACGCGGATCTTGCCGCCCCAGATCAGCAGCGCGTTGACCGCGTCGATCACCTCGCGCACGTCCTGGTGGAAAGCCGCCTCGTCGATCACGACCACGCCCTGCAGGCCGCGAATGTTCTCGGGCCGGCTCGACAGCGCCTCGACCCGGAACCCGCTGGCGAACCGGATACGGAAGGCCGAGATCTGGCGGCTGCTGCCGTCCTCCTTCTGGTCCTCGAACAGGAACTCCTCGATGTCGGCCGTCTCGCGCGCGACCACCTTGGCGAACTGGGCGACGTAGCCGATGAACTCGCGGCCCTTGTCCTTCGTGTCGCCGATGTAGAACACGTTGTCGCCGCCGGCCGATCGGGCGGCGGCGGCGATCAGCGTATCGTCCAGCGCCTCGGCGAAGGTGATGCCCGTGCGGCGGCCCTTCTCGCAGATCTTGAGATCGCTCCGGTCCTCGAGCCAGGCCACCTGGTGCGCCATCAGGATTCCGTCGGCCAGCGGGTCGAGATCTTCGGGCACTTCCGCGCCGCGCGGCAGCGCGGCTGGCAGCTGCCCGGGCTCGCGCGGCAGGACGGGTGTGCCGGCCTCCGTGGGCGGGTCGGCTTCCATCAGCTGCTGGCCCCCAGCGCTGCCTCGAGATCCCGCAGGAACGCCTCGGCATCGCATGTACAGTCTTCGTCGCCCATGCCCAGCACGAGGGCACAGCCCATGTCGTGGTGCACGAGAGCCAGGGCTCGCTCGAGCAGCACGTCGGGCTCTGTGCGGTCGAAAGTCATCCGCCGATCCCCAGCACACCCTTGCGGATCGCCGCGATGCGCTCGGCACCGAGGCCGGCTTCCTTGGCCATCTGCTCGGCCTTGTCGGCCGCCGCCGCCAGCTTGTCGGCATAGCGGCGCTCCAGCTTCTGGCGGTACTCCTCGGACCCGCGCTGCGCGCTCACGGCGTTTCGCACCGCCTCGCTCAGCTCCTTCAGCTCCTTCGGCTCGAGCTCCTCGTCCTCGAGCAGCTGGAACGCCATGACCTTGACCATCTCCGCCACCGTCACGGTGACCTGGTCGGGGCCCTCGGTGCCGAGCGACGCTACCAGCTCGCCGGAGATCCGCTGCACGTCGTCGATTTTGCGGAACATGATCGCCTTTCGCACCGCGTAGCGGTTGAAGGCGGACTTGCTGATCGGCTCGATCCCCTTGTCGGCCAGGCGCTCGTTGAACTCGGCCAGGATCACGTTCTGCGGCAGCTTGCGTTCACGCAGCTGCTCGAGCGCCCAGACGACGTCGTCCTCGGCCTCCTCGGGCAGGAGGTCGATCGACGAAAGGCGGCCGCGCCCCTCGCGCCGGTCCTTGGCGGCCCTCATTGCGAGGCCCCCGAGGTGCCGCCAAGCGCAGCCTGGGCCTCGGCGATCGCCAGCAGCGCCTCGTCGATCGCGCCGGCCGTCGCCGACAGCAGCGTCTGCCCCTTGGCCTTGAGGCCGAGCTGCGCTTCGATCCCGCGCAGGTCCTGCCCGATGCTCCGCTGCAGCAGCGGAATCGCATCGCCTTCCGCGAGCGTACGGCCGGACGTCGGGTCGAGCC